CGGTGACTTTAAGAGCCGTCCGGACGATATGCACTTTGAGGTAGAGGTAAGTGCCACTAAGGCAAAAGAGCTAATTAAAAAGTTAGGATTACAAGATGCCAAGTAGTGCACAAATTACAGTAGGTACGACCGCAACTCTTTTAGTAGCTGCGACCGCTTTTGACCAAACGGCCTATTTACATAACCTTGCAGGTGGAGGCGGTGGAGGTGGAGGCGGTAGTAATCCTATTTTTATCGGCGGGGCTAACGTAACTACATCTAACGGCTATAAATTAAATAGCGGCTCATCTCTTACCTTAATAGTGGGAGATCATGAGCCTCTATACGCTATATGTGCTAGTGGTACGGTCGATGTATCCGTACTCGTACAGGTCAATTAAAGGGCATTACAGGAGCTAGACAAATGAAAGAGCAAGCAATAGCAGCGGCAAGATCGTACGGACGTGCAGCTTTGGCATCCGTAGCGGCTTTGTATATGTCCGGTATCTCGGATCCTAAAGTATTAGCTAACGCGTTTATCGCTGGGCTAATCGGGCCATTACTAAAGGCTTTGCAACCGTCGGAGAAGCAATTAGGCGTAGGCGCTAAGTAATGGAGCAAGCTCAGCTCGTAGTCGGTATAGCTTTGGGGAGCTTTACTATTTTGGGGCTGGGAGCTGGGCTTATCCGACACTTTGTAAAGTTTTATTTAGCCGAGTTAAAGCCGGACGGCAACGGCGGGCACAATTTAGCCGGGCGCGTTGAGCGTATCGAGAAGCGTGTAGACCGTATTTACGAGATCCTGCTCGAGGACCGACTAGCCAAGTAGCGACACGCCAAACACTATACGCTTTGTATTCTGACATTTAGCCCTCATACTGATACTACAAACGCTGAGAGGGCTACTCGGTTGAGTTGCTTGATCGGCCTTAACAAAGGGCTAAGTAATGAATAGTGCAGATATATTAATAGCGGCTTTTGCTGCTTTTATTGGTTTCATGTTTATGGTAATCGGCTACTCAATCGGTTACCGCCAAGGGCATGGTGAGGGCTTTATTAGAGGCCGCGCAATCGCTCAAGCTCTGAAAGATAAGGAGCTAATCTAATGAGTTTCTTAGATAATTATGAGGATGTAAATGCGAGGATTACCCGCTTTCGATCCGAGTTCCCATCCGGTCGCTTAATCACCGTCATCGAGGACAAAGACCTTACAGCCGGCTGGGTACTTGTACGAGCTGAGGCTTATCGTGAGTTTGAGGATACGGTGCCGAGCGCTGTTGATTATGCCTATGGCAACGTAGCAAGCCTGACTCAGAATATGAAAAAATGGCTAGTAGAGGACACATCCACAAGCGCCATAGGCCGCTGCATCGGGTTGCTAACGCCTAGCCCTGCCGGACGGCCTACACGTCAGGATATGGAGCGCGTTGAGACATTACCTGCAGCTGCAGACCCATGGGCAACAGTCAAGGTCGCTCAAGACACAGGTACAACAGCTTTAACTACAGCTATGGCAGAGATCCAAGGTCAATTAGGCGGCGAGTTAGTGGCCGAACCTGCTCGATGTGCTCATGGCACGATGATTTGGAAGCAAGCGGCAGCTGGTAGCCCTAAGAATTGGGGCGGGTACTTCTGTACTGAAAAGACTAAAGCTACTCAATGCCAGCCTTATTGGCATGTCCTTGCCTCAGACGGCAAGTGGAAGCCACAGGTATAACCATGGGCGAAATTACATTTATTAAAGACGGCTACGCGACTGTCATACACGATAACGGCGATATGACTGTTACAGCTCTCGATCGATGCGATCAATGCCTTCAATGGCAAGCAACAAGCGGCGGCCTACAGATACGCGACTACGGCCAAGAGGTCACAATGTGGTTGTGTGCAGAGTGCAGGGCCTAATGATCGACCGCGTAATCCTTGACCGCTCTCAAGAGATTACCGCTCACCGCACCGCTTTAGAGCGTGCAGCTGTTATGGATAATGACTGGTTTAGGCTATTTGGTCAAAATCTTAATTATCACGAAATGATAACGCAGCACGCTGAAAGCGTAGGAGCTGAGATAGCCGTAGCTGAGTATTTTGGCTTACGTAACTTCAAGCCCTCCATTAATACCTTTAAGGATGAGCCTGACGTTGAGACTTTAGAGGCTCGCATCGAGGTTAAACATACTAAGTACGCCAATGGGCATCTGATACTTCAAGAGTCTCAGCGCTCGCGGCCTAACGATGTCTGCATATTGGTATATGGCAAGAGCCCGGTCTATCAGCTATTGGGATGGATACCGGCACACATGGCGATGATGCCTCGGTACAAGCACTCACAACAGGGCAATTACTGGGTGAGTCACCGCAACCTATTCGAGATGAAGTATTTAAGGAGCTCTAACTATGGCGATACTCAAATCTAAATGCCGCATATGTAAAAAGATCACGCCTCATGAGGAGCGTGTAGTCACCGAAAACCTACCACCGTACGTTAAAACCCTTCAATGCGTGAGCTGTGGGGTTATGGGCGTTGTAATGATGGAGGATATTCAAATTGCCGACCTATGAGTATGAGTGTCTTGAGTGCCGTATTAAGTACGAGGTTGAGCAATCAATTACAGATGCAGCTGCTCCCCTATGTTGTACTCGCCCGATGAGACAGATTTATAGCGCACCTGGTATCTCATTTAAAGGTACAGGATGGGGTCATCAATGAAAATAGGCTCTTTGTGTACAGGTTATGGCGGCTTAGATATGGCCGTCGAGGCTTACTTTAAAGCTGACACTATTTGGTGTGCCGAGTTTGATAAATACGCTTCACAAGTTGTTCAGGCACGATTTGATGTACCTAATCATGGCGATATCAAGTCAATTAATTGGGCTGACTTAGAGCCTATAGACATACTTACAGCGGGCTACCCATGCCAGCCATTTAGCCATGCAGGAGAGAGAAAAGGATTTGAAGATGAACGACATATCTGGCCGCACATCAAAGACGCAATTAGCATTTTACGACCGAAATATGTCGTGCTGGAAAATGTCAGAGGACATCTCACACTCGGATTCGATTCGGTTCTTGGAGATCTTGCCGAAATCGGGTATGACGCAAGATGGGCAATTGTACGAGCTTCAGACATCGGAGCTCCGCATAAAAGGGAAAGACTCTTCGTTATTGCCTACGCCCACGGTCATGCACACGCGGAATCACGACGAGCCGATCGAAGTGTTCATGGCGAGACAAGCGAGATCATCAACCGGTCAAATAGGCATGACTCCACAACTTAAACATTGAACCATCACGACATGATCGCCCAATGGCACTTCGTTCTCAAAGACTGCGTGATTTGTGACCTTCTTTTCAACCCTGCATTGGAAGCGTAGCTTCTCCATGACTGCTCCTTCTCAAATTCTCAATTGGATGCAAGTTGTATTGCTCCACCCAATAGGTCGGTTGGTCGCGTCTGCGCCACTTTTGATTCTTAGCAATTGCCACCGGAATCCAGCCTTTGAGCACATAGTTCGGGCTCTTACCCGTGACAAGGATTGCGATGTCTGTACTGCGATCTCCGTCGTAAATGATGAGACTGCCTTGATCGTACTTTGTCCATTTGACTTCGATGATTGAGCCCACATCTGCCGTGCGCTTAAATCGTGAATTGCGTGGATTGAAGTCCGCTATCCCGAAGTATTTGGCGACTGCGATTTCAGCTCCGACCGATTCGGCAATCTCGCAGATATAGTCATGGAATGACAAGTTCTTGTTATATCGCGAAACATGATCCGGCTTGCCTTCAATCTCTTCGACTCGTTCAATGGCTACTTTCGCAGCTGTCCATTCGTCCTCATGCGAGATTTTCATTTTCACTTGCAAGCCTCACAAAGCCAAATGACATTGAGTCCTTGATAGCTCGTCATTTCCCCGCCGGTCAATGGTTTCCATCGCTGGCACTTGTCGCACCAATCGATTTCGAGCGGTTTCTGCTCGCGCAGCTCTGTCCCATCCTCAAAGATTGTGACTGTTTCCCCATTTGGCTTTTGGATGTATAGAGCTCCCATTAGATTCTCTGCTTCCATTTGCCATCGCTGCCTAAGACCAGCCATATCGGAGAGCATTGATTCGACTTCGTCTTCTCGGAACACATATAGCCAGCCCATGCTTTTCCATTCTTTTCGCCTTCTTTGAAGATCATGTGACCATGTGCGCAGATTGGTGACTCTGAC